CCTTTGGCATACAAAAACACCCCATTTCCTAAACAGTATACCATACTGTCTAACAAATGGGGGGCATTTCAAAACGGAACACCGGGGGTTTATTTTATCCAATAATTTCATCAATGCCTTTCAGGCCGTATGTAACGCTTACCATGATATCCTCCTTACTGCTTTTTTGAAATTTTAACCCAGCGGGTTTTCATTTGGCGCGGGTATTGCTCCGGGTTTTTAGGCTTTCTTTTTCCTGTCCACTCAACACCGCCTGCTTTGCCTTCGCATTTATACCCGGCCGCCTTTAGCGAGCTGCCTATCTCGGTGTCCAAAATGTACGTTACGACCTTTTTGTAACCCATTGCTCTTGCGGCGCGATATGCTGCGCCATATAGCATACTGCATACATCCGGCGTGCCATCTGTGCAAAGACGTGTGATTTCCAGTGTATAGCCATCGTCTAAAAATCTTGACACCGGTCTGCCGCAAATTGCGACACCGACAAGCATACCGTCCTTCGTGGCGCCGATAGAGAACTTGTGTCCAACAACGACTCCGTGATGTCTGTGATGCTCTTTGACGTACTCGTTTGCAGCCTTTAAAGTGACAGGGCATAACTCCAGCATTTTTGTTACACTTCCTTTCTTAAAACCGCTTTTGCGCGGTCAAAGAAAAACTGGATGACCGCACCGATGGTCTCATCGGTGATGGCCCAGCTGATGAGTCTGCCGTATTTGCTGGCGCTGAGGGCCATGCGGAGCATCTGCGCCACCCACGCCTTGCGCTCTGCGCCGCGCTTTGTCCCCTGGATCTCCTGCTCGGCCCGTTCGATGAGGTCCAGCACCAGCGGCTTTACGGCGGCACCATAGCCCAGCCGAATGCAGCCAAGGGCGTAGAAAATAAAGCCGCCCAGCATGAGAACTGCCGCCACCGGGGCGGGAATGACGCCCAAAATGTTATTGATCGTTGCCATGTATTACTCCCCTCTCTCTTTTTCGAGGTCTGCAATGCGGTGGTTTGCCACCTTCATCTGTTCTTCAAGCACCGGGACGCGCTGGGCGAAATTGTTGTGCGTCCGGACTTCCCGGGTCAGCTCTTCCAGCTTGGTTTCGGTCACCGCCTGCTGCTTGTCCAGCTTGGCGTCCATGCTCTGGGCGGTGCGGTTGTTGGAGACGATCGCGCCGATCAGGCTCAGACCGCCGGTGATAATGGCTACGATGATTGCTTCGCTCATGCACCCTCCCGAAGACGGGTCAGGCCCTTCTTGCGGATGATTTTCGGGTAGTTGAGAGTAGTGACGTTGAGGTCCACGTTGCCGGAGATGCCCGGTACGCTGCCTTCACTGGTGTGCTGGTGGGCGTTGTAGTGGTAGCCGACGGCGGGGGTGCGCCCGGTCGTATCGGACAGCCAGACGTCCCAGCGGTTTGCCAGACGGCCCATGTCCAGCTCCATGTTGGAGTAGTGGGTGTAGGTGTACAGCTGAGCGTAAAAGCCCATCCGCTCCACCTGTTCCAGCGCATAGGCGGTGAGGTTGGTGAGGTCGAGGGTACTCATGGGCTTGAGCTTGTTTTCCTCCACGTCCACCGCCACCGGCAGGGTCAGCTCCTTGCCCCGCACCGCCTGCCGCAGCAGGGCAAGCTCTGCGTCAGCCATCGCCTCGCTGGTGGCGTAGGTGTAGTAGTAGACGCCCACGTCCAGACCGGCAGCTTTGGCATTGCGATAGTTGGACTCAAAGGTGGGGTCGATATACAGGCCGTCTGCCCGCTTGGAGAGCTTGCGGTTGGTGCTCACGGTCTTGAGCATTGCCCCCTTGTAGCCCGCCGCTGCCACCTGCGCCCAGTCGATGAGGCCCTGATAGCGGCTCACGTCCACAAAGCGGTAGGGAGGCCCGCCCTGCCAGCCGGTCACAGCCTCTGCCCCGGGGGGTTCGGGAGGTTCCGGTGCGGGCTTTACCTCTTCGGCATCCTGCTTGTCCCCCGGGCCAAAGATGGCCCGCACCAGCGTTTCCAGCAGCTCCAGCAGCTTACCCATCGTAGTCCTCCCCCGTGATCTCCTTGTACTGCGCTGCGGTGATCTCCTCCTCGGCCACACGCTTGGCCAGCTCCCGCTTGACACCGGGGCGGCGGCTTGCGGGCATCTCTGCCCATGTCTTGGTACCGGCGACCAGTCTGTTTGCCCAGATTTTGTCCATTTTGATGTCCTCCTTACTTGTTGACGGTGGCGTCCAGCTCGCACAGCGAGTCCTCGATAGTCGCCAGCCGCTCCTGTGATTCCATATCCTGCTCACACATGGCGTTCTCGATCTCCGCCACGAGGCCGGGCAGTTCCCTGAGCTTCTGCTCCTCTGCCAGCTTCCGGTGGAGCTCTTTCAGGCTCCTTTCTGTTTTGTGCAGACTCATCCGATCACACCTCCGATCATAGTGATATTGCCGCCGACGCCGCTCTCTCCCCGGGTGATCGTCACCTTGTAGTTAAAGGCCGCTCCCTTGGCGGCGGTCTTGTTGGTAAAGGCGTGGTGTGCAAAGGCCCGGCTCTCGCCGCGCTGGATGTCGGTGCAGTTCTCCCACACCGGGGCATCGTCCCGTGCGTTGTTGCTCAGCTCCACGGTCAGGCTCATGTCTCCCGGGAAACTGCCCTCCAGCGTCATGGCAGCTACGGTGATGGTGTCGTCTGCCGTCATGGGCTGGGCCAGCGAGAGGACGGCGCTTGTCACATTTTTGGTAAAGGTAGCGGTCCACTCTGTCGTGGTCTTTCCGTCGCCCACTTCCAGCACCAATGTGTTCTCTCCGTTGAGGATCTGCTGGAAAAGCACCTTCTCGCTCAGGCACTGTACCGTGAGTTCGGTGCTGGTGGCCACGTTCTCGTGGACAGCCAGCGCCACGCCGTTCACCTTTTCGGTGATGGTCATGGGGTCTCCGTCGCCGTCGGTCACGGTGTAGGACAGAGTAAACGGCTCGTTCTTCTTGCCCAGCGCCGCGCCGCTCTCGCCCGCATCGGAAGTGATCTCCGGCGGCTGGTTCACAGTCGGGAAGCCGTCCTTGTCGATGTATAACGTCTCAGGCAGGGTGAAACAGGGCAGATAACCGTAAGAGGCATTGTATGCACTTCCGGTTGAAAAAACGCCCCAGTCGGAGTCGCTTGTTCTGGAAAGATACAAGCCATTAGCATAGTAATAATCCCTGCTTCCATCGTCATCGTCCTCATAGCCACTATCAGTATTGCTATGGGTTCTTGTCCAAATGCCCTTTCCGTAGGCAGTAAATATCTTTTCGAGTCGAGTACGTGCTTCTTTTGAAAGCAAAGATCCATCCAAATGATCAGCCCTGGTCACAGCTTCTGCTTCTGAAATAGTGAAGAAGGCAGTGTTGAATGTACCTAAATTAAAATTCGAGGGTGATGAGTAATAATCACGAGGAGAATAAGCCTTATATTGGGTCGTTGCGATCCATTTTTTTACTGTGGATGTGAAACTGGATGGATATGTGTCTGTAAGGTATTTGTATATTGCATTGGTTACGCGTGTACCACCGTAATTGATTGTGCCCCATCCAAGACTATAGCTGCTGCCTGTTTGACATCGGATTTCGCTCGTCGCCGGACTCTCCCGGCAAAACAGCGTCCGCCCCGTGCCGTTCAGGCCGCTCTCATAGTTATGGCACAACGCGTAAAACTTGACTTTTGTGCTGCCTTCCATCAGGTATACAAAGCCGTCGCCGATGGCTAAGTCTTTGATCTGCATTCAAATCCTCCTTCCTCTTAAAAATCGATGCGGCTTGCCGCCTTGTTCCATACGCCTGTCAGCTCTACGCCGTCAAGCGTGTCAAAGGTCGAAACAAAACCGATACCGTTTACATCTGTGCCATGCACCATCTCCAACAGTTTGATGCGCACACCGGTGGCCGCAGCGTCCGCCGCCGCGCCGGAGATGGTGAGGGTAGGGTCCACCCTCACACCGCTCCCCGCCACCAGTCCTGTCACCACAGTGCCGCCCGCGTTGCCCAGCAGCGTTACCTGCACCCGGATGTCTCCGGAAGGCTTCGCCCTGGCGTAAAAGCGGACAAAGCCGTCCCGCGCCTCGCAGTAGGCCGGGCATCCCGCTTCCTGCGCCGCTGCGCCGTAGTTGTCCGGGTAGGAGCCGAGAGCCGCATAGCCGGTCTTTGCTTCCGGCACCGGTGCGTCCTGCATCAGGGGCCAAGCTCCCTCTGCCTCCTCCCAGCTCTCCGGCTTCAGAGTCACGAGGCGACTTCCCCGGTATCCGGCCCCGTCGCCCGCAAGGCCCGGGTACAGCACCTCACCGGCGCTGTTGTAGATAGGTTCACTCATTCTTTTACCTCCGCCTTTGCCGTGACGACCACATTTCCGGTCACGGCCTCGATGTTCACGCAGCCCTCTTCGGCATTCCACGCCGTTTTCGTAATGTCCTCGCTGCCCATCTTCACGTTCACCTCGGTCAGGGTGTACCCGCTCTCGGCGGTCAGGGCGGCTTTGTAGGCCCGGCCCTTCGCCACCACGACGGCGGTCTGGTCGGTGGTCACATGGCTCAGCCGGTTCACCACGCTGCACCACACCAGCGCCTGGCTCACGGTCACGCTGCATTCGGCCTTTGCGCCGCCTGCCGTGGCGCTGATGAGCGCGCTGCCCTCGGCCACGCCCCGCACGATGCCGCCGCTCACGGTGGCCACGTCCTCCCGGCTGCTCTGCCACACCACGGTGCGGTCGTCGGCGTTCTCGGGCCGCACGGTGGCCGTCAGCCGGGCCGTGCCGTCCACGCTCAGCTCAAGGGTGCTGCGGTCGAGGATCACGCTGCTCACCGGCACCCTCGCCGCCTTTACGGTCACGGTGCAGCTGGCCGTCTTGCCGCCCACGCTGGCCCGGATGATGGCCGCGCCGGCGGCACGGGCCGTCACCACGCCGCTGTCCACCACGGCGGCCTCTTCGTTGGAGCTGATCCATACGATGCTGCTCTGGGGGATGCTGGTGGGCAGCACCGTGGCCGTCAGGGCGGCAGTCCTGCCCTCTGTCAGCTCCAGCGTCCCGGCGCTCAGCATCAGGCTGGCGGCTCTCAGGCCGTCCTCGGCCACCGTTACGCCGCACGCCGCCTTCACGCCGCCCGCAATGGCCGCGATCTCCGTTGTTCCGGCACAGATAGCCACCACTTCGCCCCCGGCCACACAGGCCGTCTCCGGGTCGGCGCTGTACCATACCACAGTCTGGTCGGCGCCGGCCGGTCTGACTGTGGCTGTCAGGGCCGCAGTCTCCCCCGGCTTCAGTGTCAGGGCGGTCTGACTCAGGGTCACGGTCTCTACCGGCGCCTCGGCCTCCCGCACCCGCACGGCACAGCAGGCGTATTTCCCGCCGCTGGCGGCGAGGATGGCCGCAGCGCCCGGCTTCTTGGCCGTCACGGTGCCGTCGCTCACCTCGGCCACGGTCTCGTCGCTGCTCAGCCACGCTACGTCGCCCTCCGGGTCGGCGGCTGCGTCCAGCGCCGCCGTCTCACCCGCCGTCAGGGTCAGGGCGTCTTCGCTCAGGCTCACCCGCTCCACTGTCGGCTTCACCAGCACGGCGCACTCTGCGCTGCATCCGTCCGCCCGGGCCGTGATCCGCGCTCCGCCGGGGGTCTTTGCCGTGATGACGCCGTCCTCCACAGCGGCCACAGCCTCGTCGCTGCTCTCCCACAGCACGGTCTGCTCCGTTGCATTCTCGGGGCTGATCCGGACTCCCAGCGCTGCCCGCTCCCCCGCATACAGGGTCAGGCTGTCCCGGGTCAGCGTCACCGCTCCCACCGGTACCTCGGCCCATACCCCGCTCAGCTGGTCCAGCAGGGTGTCGGCGGTCTTTGTCTGGTAGGCAGCTTCCTGCAGCAGACGCATCAGCAGGCGGCGCTCCTCCTTTTTCGGGGCAAGGTTCGCCGCCCGGTTCGCTGCCTGAGTGGCAGCGGTGCAGGCGTCCAGTGTCTCAGCTGCCGCGCCCAGAGCGCTGGCCGCGCTGGCGGCCGCAGCTGTGATGTCTGCCTGCGTCCTTGCCGCCGCAAGGGCCGCGGCGCTCTCGGCGTCCTCGGCGCTCATCCGCTCCTTCTGGGTGGCGGCTGCGCCCTTCTGGGCGGCATCCATCGCCGCCTGTGCCGTCTTGGCCGCGTCCTTTGCGGCTGCACCCTCGTTCATGGCCGTGTTCACGGCCTGCTGTACCAGCGCCACAAACTGGGCGTATACGCTGGGGTCTACGTCCTCCACCGTACCCGACAGCCCGATGGTCTCGTAGCAGTCGTATTTCGCCGGGCAGCTCATGGCTGTGTAGCCGTCCGCGCTCTGGGCCAGCAGCATCCACAGCCCCTGCCGGGCGGCAGTAAAGCGTCGGTCGATGGTCACTTCCCGGCTCTCGTCCAGCAGCACCGGCTGGGGCAGCGTGCCGCCCTCCTGCTCGATATGCAGGGTCACGGCCATCCCGCTCCACTCCTCCGGCAGCGCGAAGCTCAGGCTCTCCACGCCCGCCGTTCCTACGCCGCCCAGATGCAGCACGCCCGGCTCGGCCCGCCAGCCCATCCCGCCGAATCGGTCTTTGATGATCCTTACTTTCACTCTGAGGCTCCTTCCTTTGAGAAAGGCTCCCCTCGCCAGGGGAGCTGCTTTGCAGCGCCGCCGTCAGGCGGACTGCAAAGCTGAGAGGTTTCCTTCCGGTCCGCTGCCGTTTCTAAAGGCCTCTTCTTCTCCAGCCTACCACGTCCCCTGATTCAAAACTACTGCGGACTTATGCAAGCCCGCAGTAGTTTTGTAAGGTCTCGCCGCAGGCGAGCACGGGTTGCGGCTCCCAGCATCTGCTGCGCTGCCGCTTGCATCTTGCTGGCCGCTGCCCCAACAGCTCCTCCCTGTTTCGGCCACTGGCCGCGGTCGTCGCCGTTGCAGACATATAAAAGAACGAGCACCCCGGCTCACAGCCAGAGTGCTCGTTCTTTTTCAAAATTGGTTTAGAATATCGTGGTGTCCGATGTCCAGCAGCAGTATGATGGTGTCTCCGTCGTATTGCCATATGACCCGAACATCCATATTGACACTGAACTTGAACAAATCTGTTGTTCCCTGTATCCGCTTTGTTCGCAGTGACGGGTATAGCGGATCCTGCATCAGCAGTTCCAGCTTCTTTTTCAGCTGTGTCCGTTCTGCTGCCGACAGCCGTTTCATGTTCTTGACGAACCGCTTGGTAAATGTGATCTTGTACGCCATCAGCTCACTCCATCCAACATCTCAAACAGCTCGTCAACGGTATCAAAGACCGGTTGTTCACCGGCTGCGATCTTCGCCTTTGTTTCATTGATCTCGCTGCGCAGCTCGTCCAGATACTTCTTGGGGTACACGGCCACCGGCATGATCTGGATGGTTCCGTCTTTTTCCACGATTTCCAGCTTGTCGCCCTCGTGCAGGCCCAGCCGTGCCACGATGTCCTTCGGGATAGTGATCTGAGACTTGGTCCTCAGCTCTGTCAGCATATCTATCAGCTCCTTTGCATCGTTAGATTTTCCAACTTTCTTACCATCAGTATACGCCAACTGCGCCGGAATATCAAGTCATTTTTACTTCACCCCCCTCCCACCAATTTCTCTCGTCCTTCGCCTTCTCGGCCTTCTTGTCCGCCTGGTTCACCCACTGTGCAAAGTCCTTTTCCTCGTACAGTGGGTTTCCGTCTGCGTCCTCGAGGGCCAGCAGCTTCTTCTCCAGCTTCTCCCGGTCCCGGTCGCTTCCGGCCAGATACTCTTCCTTCACGGCCTCGGTGATCTTGCTCTTGATGCTGCCCTTGTCCTTGCCTGCGGTCATCAGGCGGTCAAGCTCCTCCTGCGCGTCCTTTGCCCGGCCATTTTCCACTTCGTCCAGGAGCGCGTCGTATATGCTGCCGTCCTTGCTGCCCGCCAGCAGCTCGTCTGCCTTGCCGTCCACCGCCTTGTTCACAAGGTCGATGAGCTGCGCCCGCCGGGACGCGTCCGCTTTGCCCTTGGCTCTGTCCGTCGCGGGGGCGACGCCCAGCCCCTCCCGCAGCTTCTCGAATACGGCCTGTCGGGCGTTTTCCTCAGCCCGGGTCTTCCCGGCGTTCCGGGCCTCGGCCGCCGCCAGTACGTCGGCGTCGTACTGCTTCAGCCGCCTTGCCAGCTCGCCGTCCACCTTGTCCGTCTTGTTCATCTGTTCCAGCTTCTTCATCGCCGCAGCAGCTTCCTCGCTGTCCCCGCTCTGGATGGCGTTGTACAGCCGGTCGTACTGCCCGGTGGCCGAAGAGGGTGCAGAGTCAAAGCTCACTTTGCCCTCTTCCTTCCATTTCTTGATGCTGTCCATCCATTCGTTCACGGCCTTGACGTACTTCTTCACGTTGTTGTAGGGGATGCCCTCCAGCATGGCCAGCTGGCCCACAGCGTCTGCCCACGCCCACCGCACGCTCTTCTCGTACTCCGCAAACTCCTCCTCGGTCATCTCACCGGTGTCCTTGTCCAGCAGGCCGTTCAGCTTCGCGATGCTCTTGGTCATGTCGTTCACGGCCGAAAAGCCCGTCATGCTGATGGTGTCGTAGCTGCCAAAGCTCTTTCCGGTCATCACCGTCTCGGCGGCTCTCCACACCTCGCTTCCGCCGGTAAAGTTGCTCACCCCGCTGTTGAAGAACTGATAGATAAAATTGCTCAGCAGGCTCCACACGGTCATGTCGCCGTTCTCGTCCTGTAAGTCGCCCCACTTGTGGAACAGCAGCTTCACCCCCACGCCCAGCCCTGCGATCAGGGCCGTCTGCACGATCTGGCTCGAGATGGCGTCTGCCCGCCGCGCCTTGGCCGTTTCCAGTGCCTCCTTGTTGGCTGCGCTGGGGTCTGCCTTGTACCGTGCCGCCTGCGCCGCGGCGTCCTCCAGCGCGCTCACCAGGATCTGGGCGTTCTGCTGGCGCTGTGTGCTGAACATCATCAGGGTCTTGGCCATCTGGTTTTTCGTGCGCTGAAAGCCCGTCCGCTGCATGGCGGTGTAGTTGGGCTGGGTCCGCTCGATCACCCGCTGGTACTTCTGCTTCACAGCCTCCCAGTAGGCCGGGCTGTCGTAGACGGCCGCCTCGGCGTCGAACTCCTCCGGGTGGCTCTTCACATACTCCATCGCGCCGTAGTACAGCGCTGCCGTCGTGATCTCGTCCACCTTCCCGATGCTTCCGCTGGCAAAGTCGCCGATGGCGTCCGCCGCCTTCACACCGGCCCGCACTATGGCGTTGTCTCCGTTCCGGGCGCTGTCGTGCAGCGTACCCACCACGCCCTTTTCGGCGCTCCCCAGCTCTCCCCTCCGGCTTCCCCGCAGGCGGGTGGGCAGCATTGCGTCGCCGTGCTCGTAGGCCAGCTTCTCGATCTCCGCCAGCTTGCTCGGCGAGACGTTCTTCACAAATTGCAGCACCGACTTTCCCGTGCTTCCCCAGCCCAGCTCTGCGGCTGCGGTCGGCAGGCTGGCTGCCTGCAAGAGCGTTACGTTCAGGTTTCCGGTCAGCACGGCAGCGGCGGCATTGCCCCGCAGGGTGCTGCACAGCCGGTCGAACACCTCGTGGTCGCTCTTCGTTCCGCACAGGTCGGCCAGCGCCTTGTTCAGGTAGCTCCGGCCCGTCTCGCCCCACACCTTCTCTATCTGGCCGTACAGGCTCTTTCCGCCCTGCATCGAGTTCAGCACCTTCTCGGCGTTCCGCAGCGGGATGGCCATGCCCGCGTACTGGGCCGTGTTCTCGATGCTCTCCGCCGCCTGCCGCACCAGTCCCACCAGCTCCAGAGGCTTCGAGCTGTTCACGCGGCTCTGCAAAAAGCCCTCGCTGCCCACGCTGTTGTCGTACTGGATGCCGGTGTTCTGCTCCACGTTGGTGTTCCGGTCAACGTGCAGCCGGATGTAATTGTCCACCCGGGCCTTCTTCACGCCGGAGAGCGCAAGGCTCGTCTCGTTGATGTACCCCTTGGTCAGCTTGCCCAGCTCCCGGAACGCTGCGATCATCTTGTTGTCGTACTCGGTCAGGTTCTTTTCGATCTCTCCGATGATGCTGGTGCGCAGCGCATCCTCCCGCTGGCTCACCTCGTAGGCGTTCAGCTTGTTCCCGCTCTCGTCCACGGTCACAAGCTCGCCCAGCTTCACGGTCTCGGCCCGCTGGCGTCCCACGCCCTTCAGGCCCTTGGTGGTCAGGCTCATGTCCGCAATGGTCGCGCCGCCGTGCAGCAGGTGGTGCATACCCTGCCGGTTCTGCAGCTGCACCCACAGCTCCGCCATCACGTCGTGGGTCACCAGCCACGGCCTGCCGTCCTCGGTCTTCAGTCCGATGTCCACCAGATCGTGGGTAAAATGGTACAGCTCCTTCTCGTGCTTCGGCCCTGTCAGGTCGGCAAAGATGGCTTCGCCCTCGGCGGTGATCCGGCTCTTCCGGGCCTGTCCATCGTTCAGCATCCGCCCCAGCTGCTCC